GGCGTAAAAGCATAGGATGCTTTCTGGTTTACGATCAGACCATGGAAGTTCCGGGGAATCCGGTTGTCTGCATTGCGCAGCGGATTGTCGGGTTCCTCTTTTTTCTCATTTTTCTGCTTATCACGAAACAGTATGTCCGTCTCATTGCGGTAATAACGTTCTGCTATATCTGCACGTGTCACAAATGCCGCATGACCGGGCTCATATTTTTTTATCAGTTGTTTCATTGTATCAATATCCATTGTTACCTCACTTCAAAATACCGATGCTTCCCGGCTTGCGAATAATTGTATAGCAGAAATATCGCAGTGCATCCATTGCATGATCGTGCTGCTTCACCGGTTTATCCTCTCCACGCTCAGATGCTTTCTGATCCCATATGTACGATCCAAATTCTTTAATTGTGTTCTGGCACTGATCACTGATTGCGATTTTTCCCTGATTCAACAAGGATGCCACAAATCGGATGCCATCCAGTACGTCATTTTTTGCTTTCTTGATTGCATAACCTCGTTTTTTCAATTCTGCTATGAACGATGCTGCGGACGGGTCAATGATGATCTTTACCGGTTTTATCCCGGCAAGCCATTGTTCCAGATCATCCGCATACTCGCTATCCGTTTTCTGCCTTTCTTCATCACGGCCGGAATAATAATACTCGCGACAGCATACCCATCGCCCGGAGCGCTCTTTACACCACAACAGGAATACAGTTGCATTCTGCGTACCATAGTCACACGACACATAATAGTTCGCATTGACCAGATTATTCAGACTGGAAAGCACATGCTTGGCAGTGTCGAACATATCGTAAATAATGCCCTCTGCCATCGCCCATAGCCCAAGGATGTACCGGCGGTAGAACACGCCTGTGTACATGCTGCGGTATCGCGCCTTGATTTTCTCCGACAGACTCAAGTTATCATCCATCGTGAAATGCAGATACAACAGATGCTTTTCTTCTCTCTTATCAATCCATTCTGTCTTAAACCAGTGATATGGTCCATCCGGATTGCAGTTGAACCAGTACTTAGAACCATCAACAGAACATCGTCCGGTTGCCTGGTTCACAAAACTTTCCGGCATCAGTGCAACTTCATCAAAAAAGACCCCAGCCAAGGTAATACCCTGAATGAGATCCTGTGATCTTTCATCCTTGCCGCCAAATATATAGAAATAGTTGGTCACATCTCCTTTTGTGATAATAACCAAATTATCAGCCCGATGATCTGCAACGGTATAACCGCGGCTATGGAGCATCATCTTTAATCCAGACAGTACATTTCTTCGAAAAGAACCGATTGTTTTTCCACACATGGCAAAATTCTCGCCATTAAATGAGCTCATCGCCCACATAACAAACGAAAGTGACATGCTCACTGTCTTTCCGGACCGGATAGCACCATCGGCGATAATGCCATCCTTATCTTTAACCGGAGAATCCTCGCACCACCAATTCAATACTTTGCGCTGCTTCTTTGAAAATGGCTTGAACTTGAAAATCCGCTTAATCTTACTGATTCTCTTCATCGCCCCAGTCCTCCGCAGCCGTGCCGTTCAGAGCATCAAGGAACCCATCGTCTGCAATCTCCTCGCCATCGTCTGTCTGTACCTTGGCTTTCAGTAATGCAATCTCTGCTTTCTGCTTCTCGGTGGCAAGATCCATGTGATCTGTAAGCCACTGTAAGGCTTTCATCCGGTCAGCAAGTTTTACCTTTACGCCGTCCTTACCCTTGGATACTTCGGAAATGATCGTTCCGTCCACGTCCGCATCATTCTTGATATTGACATGGCTTACTGTGATGGTCTTTCGCTCTCCTGTGTCCAGGATCACATCCACATCCTCATTTCCAAACTCTACAAAGTCAGTCACATCTGCAAAAGCAATGTCCATGTACTTCTGGAATACATCGGATTCACTTAGGAACTCTCTGTTGAGACGGTCCTGTTTCAACCTATGGATTTCCTGTTTTACTCCATCTTTCTCCAACAAACGATAGCCTATGGATGCTGCAGTCGCATAATCAACACCGTACGCTTTCTGGTATGCCTTGGTAGCATTGAAACATCGGATGTAATGTATGCAAAAAAGCTGTTGCTTATCGGTCAATTCGGTATTCTGTATTACCTGCTTGACTTCATCAGCTACAGCCTTGTCCGTAACGTTCTTTTTGCTTTCCGAACGTTCGCTTTTCTTTTCCGAACGCTCGTTTTGTTGCTCGCTATCCCAATGGTATGTACTTTTCCATCTCCGAACTGTCCCGGCAGGAACCTCTAGTTGACTTGCAATCTCAACCAGCTTCATTCCACCCTTATACAGTTCTCGGGCTTTTTCTGCCTTTTGGTTCGGACTCCTTGCCAATAGTATCACCTGCCTGTTTCTTTTATAGGGAGAAGTGGGACATCCCTGTGTTTCATGATGCCCCAGTAGTCAAAAGACGAAAAAAGCGCAAGGGAAATCATTTCCTCTTACGCTCTTTCACGCTACAATCATACCACAGATAAGTGTATCATTGTGTATCATCTTTCATTTTTTTGATCAAAATCTCATAATATCCACCTGTCGGATTGAAATGTTTCAATGCCCTGGCATGAATTCGGTGAACCTGCGCCCACTGATATCCAAGCTTTACACAGATTTCTTCCCAACTTTGTCTCCGAAGGTATCTGTATGTCAATACTGCCTTTTCTGTCTCATCCTCTAAACGCTCAATATCTGCGAATATATCTGCATATAGATCTATGCGCTCATACCGTGCTTTAATAAGTTTCCTCTCCAGCTCGTCCAACTTTGCAGCGTAGTCAGAGAGATCTTTCTGATCATGGGCATGTGGCATATCATCCATGACAAGTGCCGGTGCCATCTTATTCGCTCTTAACTGCTCAATTTCTTCCTCTATCCGGCGCGCGGCGCTGACCGCTGGTGTATATGATCGCAGATACTCCTTTTTCAGTTCGTTTTCTTTTTCCACGCTTCTCCCTCCCTGTTCAATTACTACTCTATAGTAATTTTAACATAAGGATTTCATGGATTTGTACCAATTTACATTCTAAAAAGAGCCCATACCATATATCCACTTTAAAGCAGTTGCTTTATCAACTGCGGATTTCTCTGTTGCTTTCATGATTTTATTTCAAAAGTTCAATGTTGTTATACGTATACAAATGTCCAAACATATTTTAGTCTATTATCAACTATTGTTCTCTTCATTTTTCTCATTTTGAAACATATTAAAAATTTCTTCAATCGTTGCTTGCTTATTTTTTTCATCCATTTCTCGTTGAATATTTACTTTATTTTGTGTGTTTCGTTGTACAGTCAACGATTTATCACATTTTTTCGTAAAGTCTCGAGCCTCATTAAACAAAGGTCTCCCCAAATCATTATGAGATATAAACCAAGCTATATTCCCTCCCACATGCTTCCCAAACTCATAATCTTTAGTTTCAAACACATAAGCTCTAATCTCATCCAGAATATTCATTGTAAAATCTCTAACATCTTTTTTATCTATCATATTTTCATTAATCTGACGAATATATTCTGGCGGAAGCAATGCCTCCGGTGTATTTAATAACATATTTTGGTTTCTCACTAACTGAACAAGTTCTTCCAGCACCTGAAAACTTTGACCTGCAGAATTTTTCCCCTTCTTAGGATCCGCAGGTCTATATTCTGATATTATTTTATTAATGTCATTATTTATAGGTTCCCATAACGCATTATATGACGTTTCTAATATTTTTTCATCTACAGGCGCTTCTGAACTATTGTTTATTCCTTCAATCAACTTCCAAAAATCTTCCTTGCTTGATATAGTTGTTGCTTGAAATGTAGATAACGGTCCATTAACTTCCGAGGGCTGAAGATTAATCAATAATGTTGAAACTTTTGATTGCGCAATATTTTTCGCCAAGGCACCCGCTTCAAAATTTATCCAAGGCGCATTTACATTTTCCTGTGTCAAGCAAACTATTCCATAATTTGTCTCTTCCAACTCACTTAATACCTTAGCATTCCAGCGTTCTCCTTTTTCAATATCTTCTGAAGAATAAAATACTGTCGCAGATTGAATTATACATGGAATCCATTTTTTTAATTCCTCAGCGATTTTTTTACTTAATTCTCCCGACCAACTTACAAATACTTTCATAGTTGTTTTCTCCTCCCAGTACA